AAAATTCATCAGGTTTCTTATGTTTGTCATGAGCATTAACAAACATCTCAAAATGTTTATGTGTATTCTTTTCTTTGGCGGATAACTTTCTACCAGAAGAAAGAAGTCCAGAAAGACGAGCATGTTCTGCTCTTACTTTATCAATACCCAAGTTGTCAGCTTTATATTGAGCATGACGATCTTCTGCAGTACCAGCGTAACCTAATTTTTCCATAGCTGTTGCATGAACTTTTAAGTGCGAGTTTAAAGAACCAGCTGGGATGTTTGCAGTTTTCTCTAAAGAGTCAAGTCCTGGATTACGATAGTTCGGTTGTTTGTTTGTTCCATACTTTGCCGAGATTCCATGATGCCCAATAACCTTACCACTTTTGTCATGAATCTCAGCGATTAAATCTGCGTTTGAGTTTACATCTTTAATGCCAGTAGTCTTTTCATGATCTCCAGGTTTATTTGGTTTATCAGCATTGGATGTCCAATAAACATTTCCAATCTTATGTCCAGGTTTTAGATGCCCTTGTTCTACTAGATGATCGTGTAGTGATTTGGCTGTAGACTTTGCATGTGAATCAATTTCATTATATGCAGCATCACCAATCTTTTTCTTTAAACGATCGTGAACTTGTTGAGGTGTACCAGCATGTTCATCATTTTCAGATTCTGCACGATGATGAGAAGGTAATTTAGTTTCTGGATGCAGATGTTTTGATAAAAGGATTTCGTGTAACTTACCTTTATCATCACTGTCCACTCCACTGCTAAGTGCCTTTCCCTTCTCTAATAGTAGAGTTTCTTCTTTTAAGAATGATTTAAAATTTAACATAACTTACCTTAGAAATGGATTCTTCTTTTGTGTTCCTGGTTTAAGAGAGTACGTACTATCAGGCATTTTAGTAATTTTTATTTCTGCCTGAATCTCGTAAAAATCAGATCTTGTGGCAACTCGGACTTTGAAGTCTCCCATACCTGCAAGAAGTGGAATACGATTAGCACCTAACTTAAATGGATCAGTTTTTGATATTAGATAAAAGTCGTCAGCAGCTTGCATATAATAAGCTGGAGCTTTTTTACCAAGCGTATAGTGTTCTGTGACTAACTTACCAAGATTATAGTTTTCTTGATTGGCGATATACCTATTAACATTAGGTTGATCAAAATACTTTTTCATAACCTCCAAAGGAACTGCCCCATCTTCTTTGAGACCACCTTTGGTTGTTGGTAATTTTATTTTATTTAAAGCAATGCCAGAGAACAAAGCAATCTTTTTAACGAAGTCTTTAGAAAAAGAAGACTTGTTAAGAATATCAACTGCAGCATGCGCTGCTGGAGTAGTATAAGTAGTTTTCCAACTACCATTTGAATAAAATACACGAGGATTAGAAAGATTATCAGTATGATTCATCTTTACTTCCATCCATGAAGTAGTCGTGCCGTATGTTACTTTAACATCAGCATACCCTGTATCTCCTGGAGGTCTAGTTGCCTTAACTCCTGGAATTTTATCGATGTATTTGGCTACATCCTGCTCATACTTGTCAGATAGTGCACTCATTCACGTTCCCTATTAGTAAATACTAATTATTTAGGACGACGAGATGCTCGAATAGTTCGCTGGTATTTACGATCCCACTTAACGATCTGCTGCATCAGCTTAGGAATTGCAGCGTTATTACGATAGTCGTAATTGAATGCTTTAAGGATGTAGTTAAGAGTGGAAGAATCTTTAGAGTGCTTTGCTCTATTGATTAGTTCTTCTGTGGTGATGGTTGGTTTGTAGGTTTTGAAATCAAGTAACACACAATGGGCATATGCCTGAATTTCATCGAACTCAGAAAGATATCTTCTCTCAATGTTCTTCTTTTCATGTTTTACTTTCTTGTAAGGAACAACGTAGTTTGACCACGCATCTCCTCTTCTATCAAATTGCATAAAGTGTATTAGCTCATGCATTTGAGTCTGGATTATACGATACTTAAACTTGTTCCATGTATCGTATGTGAATCGAAATTTATCGAACTCAGTTGTGTATATTTGGATACAGCACTGTCTTTCGTCTGGTCCATATTCACCGCCAACGGAAACATAGGTATCGTACAGTTTGGCTTTGGATTTTTGTGGAAGGAACTCAACTTTGGTTCTCCACTTTTTAAAGTAGTTTGAAAGACCCTTGCTATCATTGCAATAGTTGTCTAGGTCTTGCCAGACTTTTGAAGGTACAAATTTTGCTCTGAATGGACGCTTTTGAAAGTTGAGCAGATCCATCCAATCGTAATTAGCGTTTTCTAGGAATTCAAAATTGCATTGCATTTTACATCCCAGAAAGGCATTTTACATCTTGAGATTACTCTCCAAGAATGCGAGTACCTTCCCCTGCTCCTCTAAGTTAGTGTTACTAAACTCGGTAATATAAGGCATCAGTTCAAAGTTTGATAGTAGATTACTATATTTAGTTTCTCTACCTCTTAGGAATTGTTCAGACTGGTCGGAACCACGATCCTTGTACCTTTGTTCTAGGATCTCCTTTGGTGCTTTCAAATAAACCACCTGTAGGTCGGTATTTGGGAGACCCATGGCAAACTCTAAGAAAGACTGATTAAAGATTCGATCTCCTTCGAATAGGATGTTACAATTGTGTGAAGCAAGCCACTCTTGTAATGGAGGTTGGACTGCCATAGAAAGTCGATCTGTTCCAGCAAAGATTTGACCCTCTTCATACTTACCGAGGATGTATAAATCTCTCTCGGTATTGTAGCTGGCATTTACTAATTTGACAGGAGACACATCCATCCAATCTTTACCTTCCATAAATTTACGGAATAAAGTGGTTTTACCAGTTCCAGGTTGACCACCAACAGCAATCAATTTACGAGTCTTCATAGGGTTGGTTACCTTTACAATATTAATGGTGTCTGATGCACCGAATCTATCATTAAACATTTCTTGCTTCTTGGATTAAGTTCTTTAGTTCATCTTCAGTAAATACCCATACTCTTCCGAGAAAGTGGTGAGTGTCACTATCTACATTATGCTTCTTTGTGAATGTAGTTTTCTTGATTATATCTCGTGCAAGATTCTTAGACAAGTTTTCTTTAATCTCATCTGCATAAGTTGGAACAGTTTCTTTTAGTTTGGCTAACTCGAACTCTGCAACCTTATGTTCAACTGTAATCTTATTGAACGAATGCGTATCAAGAAAGTCTTCCATATCAAATCCACCAAATGATAGAGTGCTGGAAGATACTGTACCACCAGAAGATGTACTAATTGTAACACTTCCCATACCTCCAATACCATCAGCAGTCATTAAACCACCAGATCCATTACCACCAATTACTGTCGTCATGTAAACATCTCCAATCCATTTAATATAGGTTCTTCATCTTCAAACATCCAATCCATATTCTGCATTTTGCCAGTGTTAAGGAAGGATGTAAATTTCTCTTTATCAATACCATGTCTATGGTCTAATCGCAAGTCAATGGTTTCTTCTCTTGACTGCCATAGAACATTCCAGTCAATACCATACCAACCATCTTTCTCGCACTGTTGAATTTCCTCAGCTTGTCTATCAAGATAGTATCCAAGATACCTGCCATGACTCTTTCTGAAAATCTTCTTGAAAGAACACAGGCAGGTTTCCATTGTAAAGTAATCTATTTGGGAGTGCAGTTCTGGAAATCTTTGTTTCGTTTCAATGAGAATCTCTCTCGCTTGTGCTTCCAGATTAGCATAATCGACTCCAGTGAGTTTTCTATCCATATCGTCAGGTCTCCCAAGGGCGAGAAGTAATCCATTACGATGAGAGCGAGAGCCATCATAATCATCCAACATGAGAGAAGTAGGAGTGATACGCACACCAGCAGTATGCTTAAGATGCTGAAGATAAAACCAAGTGGAATAACGACCAAACTTATGCAGCCCAGACTTAATGCCTGTCCACAGATTATTAAAGTTCTCTTCTTCAGATTGTCCATAGTATTCTTCCAGTTTTTCTCGTTGTGTCTTGTCACCAATGAATTGCTGATAAGAAGCAAACATCGCAGGGAGATGCCCCTTGTTCCACTTTGTATCAGTCTGATATCTTAATCGTTTATAGTTGGCAGTGTTCCATTGAGTAATACGATCAACTGTTGCCAACTCGAAGTCTGGAAATTCATTCATAAGAATCCAAGCAGTTGGAAGATAGTATGTATTACCATACAACCAGC